ACTTCCGCCAACATCTAGTGTAGCACTACCACCTACATCCACAGAAGCACTTCCTCCAACACTTACAGTAGCACTTCCACTAATGTCACCTGTTAAACTTCCTTCAACAGTTGCGGTAACATCACCACCAACTTCTAGGTTTACATTTCCATCCACATAAACCTTCACATCGCCTTTTACATAAACAGAATCGTTACCTACAACAACAGTAAACTTATCTTTTTCTATTCTTTCGGCTCGATCACCCTCTGGCCCCCATTCAACATATGAACCTGAACGGTGATACAAATGAATTCTCTCAGCATCTTTTGTATCATCAAATTCTAATGCATGGCCAGATTCAGATTCATAAACATTATTGTAAGGATAAACAGCGTTATAATAAGAATCTGGTTCTACTTTCGATTCTTTCTTTTCTTTTTTACTTTCATTAATTGGCGATAGGTAATCAGAATCATTTCTTGCTAAGCGTGAGGTTGTTGGTTCATCTAATTTTCTTGGATATAATGAAGCATCTTCATTTGGTTTTACTGGAGCTGAAGATAGTACATCACCTTCACGGCAATCACTAAAAGCATCCTGTGCATTTCCTGCTTTTAATGGAATGCTAGGAAAAGTAGCAACAACTATTGGAGATTGTGCAGCTTCTCCATCAGCAAAGAAACCAAATACCATGTCGCCATCTTTTGGTGCATATGGATTTGTATTATTTGGTGGATAAGCAACGATAGCCCAAGGAATCATATCCGTTGGTAAATGCATTTTATTTTCTGCATGCCATCCAACACAACGAACACGGACACGACCAAGTTTTAAAGGATCTTGCCTATCTTCTACGATACCAGTAAACCAAACAAAACCGTTTTTACCAGCAAAATCTTTGTTTTCTTCAATCTTCATTCGGCGCCATATTCTAAAATTTCATCTTGTTCTTCTCTACTACTTGATGCTATGAAACCAGTATCAGAGGAACTAGATGCAACTTCAATAATTGTTTCATGTTTTTCAAAGCTTATAATTTGTCTTGAAGCAACAATTATATATTTACCACTTATACTCTTATCATTTTCATTTGTTGATTTATTACTAACACCTATCTGAGGTGCTTCAACATTTACATTGAAACCGGAAGATAATTGAAAATTACCAGGCATCACAATCTTTAATTTTTTCGACATTAAATTTTGTAGAATAGCTTTTCTTTGAAAATACCAATCTTCTATATTTTCTTCTTTTGAAATGGAAGAAGGGTCTTTTTTCTTAATGTATTCACTCGTCTGTTTGGCATAACCAAAAATACTTACAGCCTTACGAGAATTATATGCTTCCGAATTTTCTACACCTTCACGGTTTTGAATAGATGTGAAATTTGGTGATTTATTACCATGGTCCATAGTCAAATAATGGTCGCCATAACTTATGTTCTTTGTCATTATAGAACGAGTAATTGGATCAAAGCCAATAAATTTACCTGCATTAACACCAGATCTGGTTTTATTAATAGCATCATTCAATGTCAAAACTTCTAGGTGCCTAGCGCCTTGCATTTCACTAATTGAATTAACACCTTCTATATTTTTTGTTTGATATTGTATGTCAAGTATTTCTTGTTGTGTTAAAAGGGTTGAAAGTGTAGCAAAATTATAACCAGTTATATTTTGAAAGAATATAAAGTTTGGTGAACTTTTAGAATCAATTGCTCTCTTGGCACACCATTGTATAGCATCTAAAGGTCTTAAATTTGGTATAACTATTTGCCTAACACCAGAAGAATCTTCATAAATTCCTCCTAAATTATTTTCAGGTACTTTAAGATAATCCCTAAGTATTCTGCTAACGACCTCAGAATATGTAGCTTCGTATGATTGATTAATTCTTTGTTGATCTGAATATAATAATTCGTCAGACACAAAATGTAATAAATATTTTACTGTTCCTGGACCATCAGCAATTCTATCAGATTGCTTGTAAACTCTAAATGCTTTTTTAAATGTCGCTATATCCGATTCAGCATCTTTTTTGAAACTTAATAATACCGATTCTGATCCATCAAACAGTAATTGGCCAGACAAATTTAATGAATCACGAATCATAATATTACCACTCATTACCGGCATTAACATCGAATCAAATATATTAATTTCAGTAAAAATTGGTCCAATATCTATTTTGCCTGATTTAGTTACAAGAACTACTTCATCGACTATGTACTGAGTAGATTGTTTTATTTCAAAGCTCATCTAGAAACTAACCTTTTAAATTCTTTGTCAACTTCAGTTACAAAATCTCGTTTTAAAAGCCTAATCTCTCTTTTCTTTTCATTTAATTCTATTTCATATTCATAATAAGACCTAGTTTCTTTTGAAATTTTAATTGTTACTGTTTCATTATTTGCAGTAGTATATGTGTTTGTTGTTCCTACAGTATTTGCATATGTGTTTGCATCAATTTGATATTTTCTTGTGGTTATTGTACCATCACTAACAGTCGTGGTTACAATTTTAAAATAACCTTGTGGATTATTTGTACTTAATGCCCAATTAAGACCTGATTGAACGGTCGTATTAGCTGCACCGTTTGCAGTATATTTTTTATTTACATATTCAATCAAAGATTCTGATTGTAAAGGCCAATCAAATTGTGGATCTACAATATCATTAAACAATAAAACAATCCAATGTTTTTCGGAATCACCATAATACTTGTCTGCTATAATTTCTGGAGTATCAGAATCTTGTATTTGATATGGATAAAAAGCCGTTGAATTATTTTTTAAACCATCTTCAAATTTAAAACGAGTGATTATATTCGTTACAACATCTACACCACTTGTTGTGTTATTAGCAATGTAAAATGTTTTTGGAAAATAAGAGAAAAATTTTGCCATTTTAATTCATTTCTTCAAGATGTACCAAATTCGCCTCGCTGGCTTGCTGCAGTTTTTTCTGCGGTTATATCGCCTGGCAAAGAAATGGATTTTGTTATGTAAGTTATTTCTTGGAATGATAACGTCATTTCAATTCCAACTGGCATACCTGTTCCACCCAAAGTTGCACTTTGTCCAGGAACTTCATAAGCAGACCAACCTTGTGGAGCATAATTAACTTGTATGTCTTTCAGAACACAAGAACCTATTTTTGGTATGTTATCATTTTCTTTACCAGAATAATAAAACTTAATATCAAATTCTGAAGGAGGTATTAACATGCCGATTGAACCATCAGTTCTAATTTCTGGTGCTTGATGAAACTGTAAAAGATTAATAATTTTTTGAACTTCTATTGCTTCTCTTTCACTTCTAGGATAAAATTTAAAAATATAATCAAAACTTCTAAAAGAAGGTGATTTATAAATTACTTCTAACATAGGATTAATTACAGCACCAAATCCTAAAAAAGCACCTGCTCGACCAATATCTCCTAATCCTTCACCTTTTCGAGCAAGATAAGCTTTAACTGCATCTTTAAATTTTTCTATATTGCCCCCTTCCATAATCTGCTCAGCGGCAGAAGTGCCAACTAAACCTGCCATATTTGAAGTCAATGACAACTCATCATAATTTTGTCTAAAACCAAAATTTAATGTATCTGGCATGTAAAGAGCTATAACATCGCCGGTGTGTTTTGTTTGACTTAATTTACCACCATTCAATTGTAAACTTTTTACATTTCGATTTATAATTGATTGTGTAGCTGCTCCATTTCCACTCAATACTGTAGTTTTATTAAACCCTAATCCGCCAACAATATTTTTAATGCCTGAAACAATTCCTGAAGCTACTGTACTTCCTGTTAAAGAATCTATTTTTCCTGCTTGACTTGAAACGAAATTACCAACTTCACCGCCAACGGCCGTGTTTATATTTGAAGTTCCTCCTAAACCAGATAAAGCTTGTGAAGTCGAATCTTCTTGTGGTTCATCTTGTAATTGGGATGAATTTTGTTTGTTAATATAAATTAGCATGTAGTGACCTTTATCAGGTGATCCTACATCTAATGGATATTTTAAAGTGTTTGTTTTATACTTTGATTCGTACAGGGAAGCTAGAGGACCTTTTGTTGCTTCAGGATTTTTATCGAATCGTATTTCGCCTAAGCCAAATAACGGCATATGTGTTTCCTATGAAAGAGAGATAGATAGTATTTATGTCATATAAAGGATGGTTTACTCCTCGAAACCCACAAAAATATAAAGGCGATGCCACAAATATCGTCTATCGTTCTTCATGGGAACTTCGTGTAATGAAGTATTTGGATGAAAATTCTGCGGTTATATGGTGGGCATCTGAAGAACTTTTTATACCTTATAAGTCACCAGTTGACCAAAAGGTACACCGTTACTTTCCCGATTTTATTGCAAAAATTCGTCAAGCAAATAAAGAAACAACCATGGTCATAGAAGTTAAACCATTTAAACAAACTCAAAAACCAGTTCAAAAAAGACGCACACAAAAATTTCTTCAGGAAGTAGCTACATATGCTATCAATCAGGAGAAGTGGCGTGCAGCTGATCTATTCTGTAAGGAACATGGTTGGCAATTCAAAATTATAACAGAGAAAGAGTTAGGTCTTTGAGATAAATAGCATAATGGCTTATCTTATCGACCGAATCAAACAATCTCTCGCAAAAGAAGGTTTAGAACCAAGATCTCGTCATGCTAGAGAATGGTTGAATTCAAAAGTTAAAAATTTGAATCCAACACCAGCGTCATTGATTCGTGATAGGCAAAGATTAAGAGATAAGACATTTATTGGAAAGATGTATTTTTACTACTATGATCCAAAGACTAAAGATTCAATGCCATATTACGACAGGTTCCCATTGGTGATTCCAATAGAACAATACTCAGACGGTTTCTTAGGGTTGAATTTACATTACATTCACCCAAGGCAACGAATCATTTTATTGGACAAATTAAGTAAAACTGCAACCAATAAAAACTTCGATGAAAAA